ACAAGTAAAAATAGTCAAAATCTAGTTAATATTACACAAGATTTAGATCGGCAATTAAAAGCGAAACGTTTTAGTGATGGGACTGCAATGACTCAAGACCAAGTTAATATTTTGACTCAACAAAATAACTTGATCAAACAAAAATTGATTGAACAAAATCAGATTTTCACTCAAGCCGAATTATCACGAATTCAAAACGGTCAGAAACTTAGTCAAACTGAACAGCAAGCGACGATTACCACTTTACAATCTAATTATCAGTTAAGAGCACAACAAGTTCAAACTGGCGAAGATAAAATTAAACAGCTTAAAACACAGATTGCTCAAACTCAAGACCAAACTGTTAAAGCTCAATTACAGCAAGAGTTAGTTCAACAGCAAACTCAAAATCAACAATTGCTAGCTCAACAGCAACAATTCGGAACACAAATGAATTTAGCAATTGCTAATGGGTCTAAGTTAACTTTCACTACTTGGTCCAATGGCTTAAAGAGTATGGGGAATGTAACAACACAGCAATTACAAGCTATGTTCTTATCATTCATGCAAATGAACAATAACACTGGTCAGCAGATGCAAGCCTTTGCGTTAATGCTTCAACAATCAGGAACTAAAGGTGTTACTAATTTAGTTCAAGCTTTATCAACTGGTAAAGCAACAACTGCACAAATAGCAGCAGCTATTGCAAAAGATGGAACGGATGGATTAAATACTTTGCCACCTGGGATGTTTAAACAAGGTGATAAAGGAAAAACAAGTTTCATCAATGCTTTAAAATCAGGAAACTTTAAAGGTGCTGGTAAATATTTAGCTGATCAATCATCATCAGGAGCCAAAGACACTTCGAAACACAAAGAAGCTGGTAAATCTAATGGGGATGCTTATGCGAGTGGAACTAAAAGCTCAAAAGGAAAAGCTAAGACAGCTGGTAAAGCAGTGGCTAAAGCTGGAGCAGATGGTGCTAAGAGTTCAAAAAGTTCATATTCAAGTGCTGGTAAATCCAACAGTAGCTCATATTCAAGTGGCGTTAAATCTAATTCCGGTAAAGCTAAATCGGCTGGTAAATCGTTAGCTAGCGCCGGTAAGTCAGGAGCTAGCTCAAAAAAAAGTTCGTATCATTCAGCTGGTAGTTCAGCTGGAAGCTCGTATACTTCGGGTGTTAGGTCTAAAACTGGTTCAGCTAGGTCTGCTGGAAAAGCTTTAGCTAGTGCTGCTAAAAGTGGTGCTAGTGGTATTTCATTTCATTCGGTCGGCGCTCAAATGGCAGCGGGGGTTGCATCTGGAATTAGGTCAAACACTGGTTCGGCAGTAGCAGCTATGGCCAGTTTAGTAGCTCAAGTTAATGCTGAAGCTAAAAAGAAAGCTAAGATTCATTCACCATCAAGACTTTTACGTGATGAAGTTGGTAAATATTTAAGTTTAGGTGTTGCAACCGGTATTACTGATTACCAAGGCACTGCGGTAAATGCCATGGGGTCAATGATTCAAAATATTAGAGATTCTGTCAATGGAAATCCACTTAACTTTAAATTCAATGGAAGTTCAGTTTTAAGTCAAAGTGTTGTTGGTCAACAAGCTGAGAATAAGTTGGCACTAGAAAATACTAATCAATTATTAAAAGCATTAGTTAATAAGAGTCAATTCATTGTTCTTGATGATGGAACACTAGTTGGGAAAATAGCTGGAAAGATTGATGATGCTTTAGGTCAAAATGTTCAAAATACTGCGAGGTGGAGTTAATGGGCCAATATAGTTTTTCGGATACTTTAGCTAATTCAAAAAATAATCAATCTGAACCGATAGAACGAATTGTTTTTGGTTCATTTGATTCTGCTGAAAAAGGATGGTGGCTAGTGGATAGAGGTGCACCGACACCGAGTGAAAAAGAAGTAACAGAAACTATTCCGTATAGTCAAGGCATTTTAGACTTTTCAACACTTGGAATTGATAGATTTTTTGATAATCGTGATATTACTTATCAATTTAAAAATATTGGGAATAGGTATGATGACCGTAAAGTTATTGAAAATGAAATTAAGCGAATGCTAATGCCGCTTGGGACACAAGCTTTATTCGATAGCCATGAACCAGGGCTTCATTGGGTAGGCAAATGTAAATCAATAACAGTTACGGATGATGCAAATTATCAGACTTTAGTTGCTAATGTTGTTTTTAATTGCTATCCATTTGCTATTGGAAATAACGCTGAGGGCTCGGACATCTGGGATGATGTATTTTTCCCCAATTGGGTGTTTCAAGATACTAGTTTTAAGGTCAATGGTACTCAAAACACTAATATGATTAACATTGGAAGTCATACAGCAGAAGTCAAGATAGTGGTAACAGGAACAGTAACTGTTGCGGGTTCATTTGGTTCGATGACATTAACGGCCGGAACTTACACTGATACCCAATTAACACTTGCCATTGGTGAAAACAAGTTAACTCTATCTGGATCTGGAACAATTAATTTTGAATTTTACAAAGAGGTGATGATTTGATGTATCGAATCGTTGCATTTGATAACCCTACTGACAATGTTGGTAAGGTTATTTTTGATTTAAGCATGAATAAACTATTGTCCGCTGGAAAGCTGACTCTGGTTGAATCTGGAATTGATAATGCTGAATTAACAGTGAATATCAAAAACTCGTTGTTCGGTAAAGTTGAGCCGTTTCAGACGCACATTAATATTTTACAAGACAACAAGTTGATTTTTCGAGGTCGAGCGTTAAAACCAACGCGAGCAATGACAAGTGGCGGTCTTTTTCAACAGACGTTTACTTTTGAGTCGATTTTAAGCTACTTGCTCGATTCAGTTCAGCGATTTAAGGAAGTTCACAACACTACACCGGCGCAGTTTTTCAGCGATTTAATTGATGTCCATAATTCGCAAGTTCCGGCTTACAAGCAATTTAAAGTCGGAAAAGTTGATGTTACTAATTCGACAGATAATGTATATCGCTATGTCGAATACGAAAATACTTACGACACAATCAAAGATAAACTGATTGACCGTTTGGGCGGATACTTGGGGTTAAGAATTGAATCAGATGGGAATTATCTGGACTATTTGCAAAACCCAGGGGCTGATCATACCGATACACCAATCCAGATTGGCAAAAATCTTAAGTCATCAAGTGTCGAGATAGACCCAACCTCAATTATTACTAGACTAGTACCGTTGGGAGCGACAATTGAATCAACAGATGAGAATAACACTTCGGCAGCATATCCAAGGGTAACTATTTCAAGCGTTAATGGCGGTAAAGATTACATTGATATTCCTGATTTACAAACTGAGTTTGGCATAATTAACGGAACTCAAACTTGGGAAGATGTTAATGATGCAAACATTCTTTTAACTAAGGCAAAAGCTTGGATAGCTAATCAAAAGGCTGCAACAGAAAGCTGGAATGTTGAAGCTGTTGAACTGTTAGATAGCAGGTTTGAAAGCTTTAAGGTTTCCGATAGATATCGTTTTGTTAATGACCTAGTAGCTGAACAGCAATATCTAAGAGTGATTCAAAAAGATATTGACTTCGCCAAGCCACAAAGTTCGTCACTAACAATTGGCGAAACGTCAGTCAGGTTAACTGATTATCAACTTGAAAATCAAAAAGCTGCTAAAGAAGTTAATCAGTTAAACAGTAAGCTGAATGCTCAGCAAAATAAGATTGTAACTTTGAGCGACACGATTAAAAAAGCACAAGAAACAATTGATAAACAGCAGACGGCTATCAAAACGCTGTCTGATGACAATACTAAAATTTCAGAAACCTTAGACGAGCTGTCTAAGAAAGTTGATTCAAATACGGCTCCTGGCGTGGCTACTGAAGCTGTTAATGGCGATTGGACTCCGGTTATCAAATACGCTGCTTATTTGATGGAAGTTACTCTAACCGATAGCTCACTGGCTACGATTAAAGCTCGGATACAACAGGAATCAGGCGGTAGCGAAACAATTGTTAATACAACGGATTCAAATGCGCAAGCTGGTCATCCAAGTATTGGATTGTTGCAGTATATTCAGTCAACATTCGATGCTTGGTGTTTAGAGGGATATACAACGATAACCAAAGGATTCCATCAGTTATTAGCATTGTTTAATGATTCAAATTGGCTAGCTGATATTTCAGTATCAGGTGGCTGGGGACCAACAGGAACTAAGAGGTTTACTAAATTGCCGGTAGCGGCTTAGAAAGGAAGATTTAATTTTGGCAACAGATTACAGAGATCCAACAGATTTAAGCTCAAACGATAAAACGAGTGTTAACAGTTTGGTCAACGCTATTAGGACAAAAATGTATGGCAAAGATGTACGCGATGCAATTGCTAGCTGCCTTGAACTAGTATCTTCAAAATCATCCACATTTTCTTCTACACCAAAAGCGGGTGTAGCAACAGTAGACGATCTACCTAGTAATGGAGATACTGGAGTATACGTTGTCAAGTCAACTGGACATTACTACATCTATAACGATGATGCCAAAGCGTGGGACGATTGTGGCTCTTATCAAGCAGCCTTAGAAGCTCTTGACGATATTTCTGATCATAGCTCTCTTGACAACTTATTAATTCCCGGGATTAATGCAGTTTCAGGCACTGAAATCAGTATGATATACAAGGGGACAGGGATTACCAATGAAGATTCGATTAATAATAACGTTTCTGGAGCAAAAAGCTACACTGTTGCTAACCGGACTATTTTAGGCCATAAAGTAAAGATATCAGCCACATACACAATTGATACTGATATGCCAGATAATGCATTAATTGGAATGCAATTCAATGGATATCCGACTTTTGATTTTGGTTATGCTCAATTGAGTGGGAGAAAAGCTGGTACCTATACAATTACTCAGACAGTCACATTGCCTGAAGATACTAACAAAGACGAAATTATCTATTTTAGATCTGTTTCAAGTTATTATAGCGGCTATATAAAAGTTTCTAATTTTTCTGTCTGTGGAAATTTTGAAAGCAGCAGTTCAACGCCGTTGGTGAGCTTAACAACTTCTAACGCATTAGTAGCAGCTTTTTACGCCTTAACACACTTGGATTCAATTACTTCCCATAGCAATCTTGACACTCTAGCACTTCCTGGATTAAATGGACTAGTTGGGACTGATACAGTTGCTCAACTTAAGGCTGACGGTTCGCTAGATAAATCATCAAATACAATCTATGAGCTTAAAAACCATACTCTTTTAGGTAAACAGGCAAAGATATCAGCCACATACACAATTGACACTGATATGCCAAGTGGAAGCTCAATCGGATTACGGCTAAAAGGGCTATCTAATCCGGCAACGTATTTGGAACTTTCTGGGAAAACAGCAGGAACCTATACATTATCTGACACGGTTTTATTGCCAGACATAGATCAAGATGAAGACGTCGATGCTTACTTGGAAATGTTTTCAAGCTCTTATGTTGGAAATATTGAGGTTTCGAATGTTACTATCTGTGGATTGTTTATCACTGACACAAATAGCAATTTGAGCGAGTTGAGTCTATCTGATGCGTTAAAAGCAGCTTTTAACGTTTTTCTCCACGCAGACAGTCTAATAGATCACGGATCTCTTGACGACCTGCTAATTCCTGGGATCAATGCAGTTGATGATAAAACAGTTTCGTATGATTTTACTGGGAAACCTTCAGAAGATGCTGGCACATCTAATTACTATGAAATCATCAACAGAAGCGTGCTGGGGAAAAAGGCCCATGTGTTTGCAACTTTCAAAATCGATTCAACACTGCCTGCAGGATCGATAATTGCTTTAACTTTTGGCAGCTACCCTGACTGGTCAAGCCTGATTGAGCTTCAAGATTTGTCAGGCGGAATTGTCCCTGGAACTTATACAATTGACAACTATGTGACACTGCCTGAAGACACAGATCTAACTAAAATGCCTAATATTCGGGTATATGCCTCAAATTATGCTGGAAATCTAATAGTTTCTGATTTTAAAGTCTATGGTGATTTTGATGAATCAAGTAACTTGCCTCTTAGCCAGATGAGTTTCACACAAGCTTTAAAAGAAGCTTTTTGTTCTACGACTAAATTGGATAACATTTTAGACAAGGGTTCTTTAAATAGCTTAGGAATTCAAGGGATTAACCTTTTAGAGGGGACACATAAGGACTGGCATACATGGTTTGGGCAAGATTGGGGCTTAGAAGACGGTATAACTGTTTCGAACTTAAAGCCACATACTAATTACGTGTTTGTGGCAGATCTTAAGTCTGATTCAGACGACCCTTTGTGGCACAGCGAAGTTAAGGGAAAATTTGCTGACAACACTACGCGTTCTCTTGGGACTTCCAATGCGCTTTCGGCAAAAGAAGGCACAACTGTATATACTAATTTTAACTCAGGAGATGCTACAAGCTTCACTCTATATCCACATGTAAGCAGTGTGGCTTTAACAACCGCGGTTTCATGTTACTATCGGCATGAAAGGCTGATTGAGGGGACACAGGTTAAAGAGTGGACGCCAGCTATTTCAGAAATGCCGGTCTCTGATGCACTTGTGGCAATTTTTAGATCGCTTCAAAGCAAAGACTATGATTTTGAAAACTACAATCTAGGACTGCCTACTATTAACGTTTCAGACCCATATCAGGCACTGCTGGCTTCCGATACTAAAAGCACACTGCCGTTTGAGTTGCTGGATAGGAAGCGGCATCTGAGGGGATATGTAAACCTCGAATGGCAAGGCGACTCAACAAAAAATCTCATTAAGAAAAGTTTTAAATTTAAAACCTATCAAGATGTAGCTAAAAATGAAAAGCTTAATTGGAAGCCTACACCGCTTTTTTATCAAAGCAATTCTTTTAATCTGAAAGCCTATTTTACAGATATGTACGGATTTAGAGATTCAGTTTGTGCTGAAATATATTCAAGGATAATTGCTAACAATCCAACAGCGCCAGTTAGCTTATTGCAAGCAAATCATTATGGTACAATTCAAAGTTGGCCATGCCTGCTGTATTTTGGCGGTATTTTTTATGGCCTTATGCAAATGAATACTAAGTCTTCGTCAAATTTGTGGAACATTGATGATAGTGACCCTAATCAGATAGCTCTCGAATCGAATGGCGATTCAAATAAAACAGGGGCACTTTGGAATACAGCTACCCCAACAGTTGACGATGGTTCCGGGGACTTTTCTTTGCAGAGCAATAATAGCACTAACGCTCAAACCGCTTTGCAAGCTTTAGCAAGTTGGATAGTCAACGCAACTGACGATGAATTTAAAGCAAATATTGATAGCCACATCGACTTAAATTCAATCCTCGATTTCGTTATTTTCAATTGGATTGTTAATAATGTAGACTGCTGGGCTGCTAAAAACGTTGAGTACATTACTTATGATGCGAAGCGCTGGTTTATGATGGCGTATGACTTTGATGCAACTTTGGGAAACAGCTGGGTCGTCGGCCAGACTGTCGATGATGATGAAGATTATTTCTTCAACAATTCAACCTCAAATAATTTATTGAAAAAAATAAAAAATCTGCTCCCCAATAAGCTTTTGGCAAGATTTAACGAGCTTGATGATGCCGGTGCTTTAAATATAGTTGATATGCAAAAGATTATAGATAATAAGCCGTTGGAAATAGGACAGGACAGTTATGATTTAGATCAGGCCAGATGGGGAGGCGATCCAAATTATACAATTTCAACAGATATTACAATTGATCATATAAAATATATGATTGCATATCGGAAGAGATTATTTAAGTCTAAAGCAGAAGCTTTAGTGAGTGCTATCTAATGAAATTTTTTACCGGAATTAAAAATGCATTGTTGATGTGCTTACCGTTTTGGTTAGCGCTATTTTTATTGTCAAAATTAGTATAAGTAGGTGATTAAATGTGCATGGAATTTTAGGGCTTGGTTGGGACGAATGGGCATCGATTATTGTTATTATTTCAACAATTTTCGGTGCCTTTTCGTATACCGGAAAAAGTATGTTAAAGCGTTACGTTAAGGAGCCGATGGATGGTATTCGAGATGATTTACAAAAGTCACACAAGATGCAGCAAAAGAATATCGATGCCCTTGAAAAACGTGAAGCTCAACAAGATAAATTGCTTGATCAACATGACAAAATGTTGCTTAAGCACGATTTGAAAATTAATAATTTGGAGGAAAAATACAAATGAAGGAATTTAAAAAGATGTTAGTGGCAAACATAAATAAGCCGAGCTTTTGGATTCAGTTGGCTGCACTCGCAATCGTGATTTTTGTACTGACGGCTAAATATGGTTTCCGTGTAATTTTTAGTCAGTCAGACGTTATTGTGATTGGGCTATTACTCAGTTCAGTGTTGGGTTTTGCCGGTAGTTTTACTGGAAACAAAGCTTTAACTGAAGCTTCCAAATCAATTGATACATCTGGAATTGAAAAGAAGATTGAAGAGATTAGTGCGGTAGTCGATAAATTGACAGAAGCGAACACTGATTCTAAGGCTAATTCGCTTGGGATTGTTTTAGACAAAGATGGAAACATTGTTGGCACGGATACACCGAAGGAGGGCTAGTTCAATGAAGAAACTTTTAACTGGGGTAGGAGCGGCGGCAGCTGCTCTTTTTTTATGCGCACAATTAGCTTCAGCAGATACGTTGCCAGTCTATGATATGTCAGAGTGGCAAGGTCAGAAAACTGAACAACAATTTAAAAATGTTAAATCGGAAGTTTCTGGATTGATTATCCGTCAACAATACGGATCAAACTACATTGACAAATACGCTTCATATAATACAAGCATGGCTGATAAAGTCGGTGTTCC